TCTTTTGCTCCACGGAAACTTGGCCAGCCTGTTAAATCGACGCCGCCACCACCTAGATCAGCTGGTGAGTCTACTGGAGCCATAATATTTGAATTTTCTGCAATATCGCCAATTGCCTGTGTAACAGCAGCACTGGCTGTTTTTGCTAGCGTTTTTGCAATTAAAGCAGCGTTGTCTAACATCATTGACTTACTACTAGTAATATAACCATTTGATGTTGTAATTGCTGTTTTTGCGGCTCTGAACGCAGACCTAACAGGCGCCATAATAGTATTAAAGGTGCTTATAATATCATCTATTACAGCTTGATGATAATCATTAAAAGTTTGCCATTCTGCCCTATTGTTTGCGAGATCAACAACTTCATTAGCATAATTATCTAGGTTGATTTGGGCTGTAACAATATTTGAGGTTGCATTTCCTATAATATTATTTTGAACAGCAGCGTCAGTTGCATAGGTTGGAGATTCTGAATCTAATGCATCTAATGCAGCTTGTGCGTCATCGCGGACGACAATAGCCGCGTCTCTTTCAGCTTCTTCTAGAGGAATGTTAGTAGCATACCAATTTTCTGAATCTGTTATTTGTGCAAATTCATCTTGTGCTCTTTGTACTTTTTCTTCATAGGGACGAAGTTTTGCATTTACTCTTGCTACAATATCTACAAACTCACTTTTAATTGGTATAATTAATTGTGTAAGGTCACCTAAAGTTTTGAAGGTTTCACTACTTGCTTCAATTGCGTTAGTTTGTGCAATTTTTGAATCAAGGTTTGTTTGGGCAGCCGTGCTTTTTCCTGTATTTGATATATCACCAGTGTCAAGATTCATGGTGTCGCAAGAATCAATAGCAAGCGTTGTAGTTTCTAAAATTAATGGTATACTAACTGGCATTGCAAACCTCAGCAGACATACGGAACTCCTCGTTTTATACTAATATATTTATCTGAGAGGGTTATGCCAATTGAATGCCACTGGTTGTTGAAGTGTATTGTTTTGCAATTTCACCTTCTGTTTTAGCAACGCAAGTTACTGTTGTTGCTAAAATAGAAAACTTTGCATCAGGCGAGACACTAAACATAAATGGTGCTAGTCCCATACCTTGTTGTTGCATAATTAATACCATAGGCTTTTTTAGAATAAACTGTGTTGCAGTTTCATCTTCTAATCGTGCAACAATTTCTTCGCCTGAGCTTAATTTTAGAGACACGGTGTCTCCTGTTTTATACGGTGTTTCAATTATCATAAACTATATCCTGTTCCGTTATATCCGGTGTTATCAATGTATTCTATCATTTGCTCGTAGCCGCCTACACTTGTTCCGCTTATCTTAATTTGCGGAAATGTTCTTGCTGTAGGAAACTGTTCAAACAATTCTTCACGAGTAAAATCTGTGTCCAATGTATAGTATTGAAATTTTAGATTATACTTTTCGCAAAATGCTTTTGCTTTTGTACAACTTGGACATGCTGGCTTACCGTAAATTTCAATCATAATGAAAAGCCTTTCAATGAATCCTTGTCTACGTCTTGCTTAATGCCGCCAATGATATAAGATTCTACTTCTGTTTCCTGCGGTGCCACCTGCAAGCCAGAGCTACTTAACCAGTGTGTAGTCCAAGGAAGCGGGTTAGTGTTTACTGGTTGATCAAATATTGCATTGAATCCCAGCGCCTTGAGTCTGCGGTTAGCAATGTACTCTACATATTGATGTAACAATGTGCTGTTGAGTCCAATCATAGAACCGTCTTTGAACAGATAGTCTGCCCAATCTTTTTCTTCTTCTACACACTCGCGCCACAGATCGTATACATCTTCTTGGCATTCTTTTGCAATCTTAGCCATTTCTGGATCGTCTTTGCCTTGCGACCACAACTTCAATACGTGTGTGCTTAGTGCCAAGTGTTGTGCTTCGTCTCTAGCAATAAGACTAATAATCTTTGCAGAGCCTTCCATTAGCTTTAGTTCGCCAAAGCCAAATGTGCAAGCAAAACTTACATAGAAGCGCAAGCCTTCTAAAATGTTTACCGTCATCATTGCCATATAAAGTTTCTTCTTGACTTCATACTCGCTACCTTCGCCTCTGTGGTTAAACGCATCAGCTGCTTCAGTAAACTCGTCATAATGTTTGGTAACACTTGTTGCACGAGCAATAATCTTTTCGTCGTCTAGAATAGTGTCAAACACTTCTGCAGGGTCAGCATACACGTTCTTCATAATATGTGTGTAGCTACGTGAATGAATTGTTTCAAAGAAATCCCAAGTAACAATACAGCCCTCTAGTTCAGGAAGTGAAACATGCGGCAAAAATGCTAGGCATGGACCACGACCTTGGACACTGTCAAGTAGTGTTTGATATTTCAAATTTGCAGTAAAAATATGTTTCTGCTCTGGACGGAAGTTAGCAAAGTCAGCACGATCTTTTTGCAGACTTACTTCTTCAGGCCGCCAAAAATATCCAAGCATAGTTTGATTTAATTTATCAAACACTGGAAACTTAAACACATCATAACGCTGTGTGTTTTGATCTGCTCCGAAGAACATGTTCTGTTTTGTAAAGTCTACTTTTTCTTTGTTGAATACGGTCTTTGCCATCTTACTTCCTCTGTCTGTGTATCTTACTATAGTAGTATAGTAGTTCTATGCGGTTTTGTCAACCGTTAAATTGCGCATGCCTCGCAGGCTTCATCGTCATCTTCTGTTATTAGTGTTGGCTGCAACTCAACCTGCGGTTGTTCATCTTCTAGTTCACTTGGATCAGTTTTGTAATCATAAGTGTTTTGGTAGTAACTAGTTTTCCAACCGTACTTGTAAGTGTTTAGCAAATCTTGTAACATTACACTCATCGGCACTTCGTTGTCTGGATATTGTGTTGGATTATAACTCCAGTTACCTGATATAGCTTGATCAAAGAACTTTTGCATTGCTGAAACAATATTAATGTAACCCTCGTTGCTGGACATCTCCCATAACAACGTGTAGTGGTTCTTTAGTGTTTGATATTGTGGAACAATCTGCTTAAGAGGCCCTTTCTTGGACTTCTTAACGGACAGGTAGCCTCTAGGTGGCTCGATTCCGTTTGTTGCGTTCGACACAACGGAGCTGCTCTCTGAAGGCATTTGTGCGGACAATGTACTGTGCCGTAGGCCGTGCTCCTTGATATCATTGCGTAGGCTATCCCAATCATAGTTTAATTTATTCTCCACAATAGTATCAACGTCCTTCTTATATGTATCAATAGGAAGGATGCCGTCTGAGTATTTAGTACGGTTAAAGTACTCACAAGCGCCTCGCTCCTGCGCTAATTTGTTGCTGGCACGTAGTAGATAGTATTGGAACGCTTCTGTTAAATCGTGTACCATTGTCCATGCTTTTTGGTCTGCATAGTTTACGTGATGTTTTGCTAGATAATGTGCTAGTCCAATGTATCCTACACCCAACGAACGTCTTGCTTTTGTGCTAATTTCTGCTGCTTTAATTGGATATTTTTGATAGTCAATAATCTCTTCTAGCGCACGTACTGCAAGCTCACACAGTTCTTCTAAGTCGTCTAAACTTTTAATTACACCTACATTAATAGCTGACAAAATGCACAATGCAATTTCACCTTCTGGGTCATCAATGTGTGTTAACGGCTTTGTTGGAAGCGTAATTTCTTGGCATAGGTTACTCATATATACTTTGTCTTTGAACGAGCTGTGTGTATTGCAATGATCAACATTCATAATATAGATGCGTCCTGTCTCTGCACGTTCTTTAACTAGAGCAGAAAACAATTCCATTGCTGATATCTTAGTTTTCTTAATACTTGTAGCTCGTTCGTACTTTTCATATAGCTCTTTAAATACATCAGCATCACCAAAGTATGCTTCATATAAACCCGGTACATCGTGTGGCGAGAAAAGAGTTATATCTGCGCCAGATAACAATCTTTCATACATGGTTTTGTTTAACTGTATACTGTAGTCTAGTTTACGTACACGATTATCTTCTGTGCCTTTGTTGTTCTTTAGCACAAGGATGTCTTCAATTTCTTGATGCCAAAACGGAAAGTGTACAGTAGCACTTCCGCCACGTACTCCGTTTTGTGTACAGCAACGAACAGTGCTTTCAAACTTCTTAAGGAACGGAATGATGCCTGTGTGTGCTACTTCGCCGCCCCTAATTTTAGAATTCACGCCACGTATTCTTCCAGAATTGATACCAATCCCCGCACGTTGCGCTGTGTAACGGCCAATAGCCATGTCGCTAGCAAAGATGGAGTCAAGAGTATCATCACTATCAACCAAGACACAACTAGCAAACTGACGAACAGGGGTACGAACACCAGCCATAACGGGGGTAGGTATGTTGATTCTAAAAAGTGAGGTCGCATCATAATATCTCCTTACGTAATGCATACGTGTTTCTTTTGGATAGCCTGCAAATAGTGTTGCTGCTATCATCATGTACATAAACTGAGGTGTTTCAAAAATTTCGCCTGTTGAACGATCTTGGCACAGATATTTGTCAACTACTTGACGCAATCCTGCATAGGTAAAGTTTTCGTCTCGCTTGTGACGAATATAACTGTCTAGTGTTGTAATTTCATCTGCTGTATATTTTTCTAATATTTCTTTGTCGTAAACGCCTCTATTAATATTGCGATCGATATTCTGTTGCAATGTAATAGCATTATATTCGCCAAACACTTGTTTGTTTGTACCGTAAGATAATAATCGCGCTGCGGCATACTGGTAGTTTGGAGCTTCTAAACTGATAAGATCATTTGCGCTACGCACAAGTACTTCTTGTATTTCTCCTGTACTCATACCGTCGTAAAACTGTAAATTAGCATTCATTTCAATTTGACTAGCACTTACTCCTGCTAAACCATCACAGGCATGCATGACAACTTTATGAATTTTGTCAATATTGATGTGTTCTTTGCCGCCGTCACGCTTGACGATCATGATTCCGTTTGACATTTTTTCTCCTACTGGTAATTTGATATTTATTGTATTGGTGGCATGCTATGTTCAAATTGCGATTGCAAAGCTGATGGCAACTCGTTAGAATGAACATGTACATCTCCTTTGAATCCTACGACACGATCGTCAACGAAAAGTAAAAAATACGTTGCTGATTTTTCTCTGTCATGTGTAATATGTATCTTGTAAGATGCTTGGGATAAAACGTCTGTTAACTGTAAGGTGTAACAAATTGCAAGTATCTTAACGAACGGACAATAATTATTTTCAGAAATAAGTTCCCACGGATCAGGCCAAGTGCTAGGCGTATAAGGGTCCGTGGCAATTGTATGGAGTGGTGCTTTGTTAAAAAAATCTATAGTATCTTGAATAGGATTTTTTGATTTTTCTAATTCTAGTCGAAAGTTACGCCAAATAGGAAGGCGTTCTTCGTACTCTGAGTTAAACATTAAGACCTGACACTTATTCTGTATTTAATTTTTGCTTCTTCTTCTATACTGATTAAGTTTAACATAGAAAGGTCTACTGTGTCAACCAAAGAATCAGAATTTTTGTCAGATAGTGTTAAACTAAATTCTAATCTTTCCTCATATGGACTAACATTATCAACTAATCCTATGTAGTCAAATTCATCTGAGATTTGATGGTCGCCGGTAGAAGGGTTAATTGTTATAGTTAATGTACCTGTCCTTGTATAATCTAATACTAGACTTTTATAGATATAATCTACAGTAATAGATTTCTTTGAGTCGGCGGCGAGCCCTATAATCTTAGTAGGAGCAGGTGAATATTTAATCACAGATTCGTCTAGTTGGTGTGTGTAACGCATATCAGATATAACATTTCCTTGTATTTCAGCAGGATATACAGCATCTCGATATGTTACGTTATTGCCTAAATCAATTGACCGTTGGAACCAATCATCGTTACTTTGATTACGATCATCAACAAAATTTATAATAGGAAATTGTGCGACATTCGGTGAACCGTTGTTATCTCCAACATTATAAAACCTATTGTTTTTACTAAGATTATAATTACCTTTAGTTACAAGTATACCTTCTTGCGCAATTAAATCAAACTTTGAATTTTGTATAAGTGTGTGAGAAGGTCCTTTTGCTTGTCCTATCTGCGAATCAATAGATTGAGATCCTAAATCAAAACCTTTTAGACAATCATTAAAAGAACAAACGTCAAAACTATTGTTTTTAACATCATCGTTTGATACAACTGCTGCTCTTTTGTTTCTTATTTCTATGCCAGTAAAGTAGTTGTTATTTGTAGTAACTACTCCGCTTTTAGCAACCAATTCAATACCCACGTCATCAGGGCCTGTTGGATTGGTTGTTTGCCAACCTGGTTGATCGGTTGGTCCATTACCGGTACCGCCAGCAATCACAATATTTGAGAAGATGCTATCTCTACAACAATCTAACATTATTCCAGTTTGGTCTAAAGAAAATAAAGTAAATTCAGATAATTTTAAATTCTTACATTGATTTCCTGTTGTTGTAAAATCTCTGTCGCCAATTAAACCAGGCTCTGCTAAACTATTTTGAGTTCTAAACATTGATTGTGATAACGTTCGGGTTGCTCGAAAAATTGTTTTGTCTATGCCTGCGCCTACAATTGATGCAAAAGGCGGTATAAAAACTGTACTTGATATGTCATATATACCTGGAGGTACATAAAGAACTACTCTTGCTGTTTCTGTATTTTTTGTAGAAGGTCCTAAAAATAATTGATCTAATGCTCTTTGTAAAATTGTAGTATGGTCTGTGCCGTCACCGGTTGACCCAAAAGATGCAAGACTAACAATTTCATCTAATCTTGATTGAAGCGTTCGCTCTACTGGACTGTTTGAAGAAATTCCTGTTTGTATTGTTGTTCCGTCTTTGTAAACATATTGATCAGCAAGTTGAAACAAATCATCGTGTTCACTAAGTAGTTTTGTATTACCTACATAAGGTGCGCCTTCGGAAACTGCACCATTACCTATAAATATTTCTTGCGAATCGACTGCCCAACCAAATTCACCACTTGCTAATTGGGGTAAGTCAGTCCTTCTTCCTCTACGAATCTGTATTCTTGAAATTGATACAACAGCCACTTGTGTCTCCTACATATTAATTATATGTATTTATTCAATTAGTCAACAACAATAATATCATCGTTAAGTAATTGACGTAGCGATCTATTGCCTTGCTGTGCGTGTTGTGAAGTATTGTGTTCGTTATGTATCAAACTTACATTAAATCTAACTCTATTCAAAGCGTATGCTGTGTCACTCCATAGTCTATCACCAGCTGGCATAGCCGCAATAGATCTTTCCATAATGTCACCACAAAATTTTAAAGAGTTACTATGGAACACACCTTGACTACCGTATGACATTAAGTCGTCATACTGTCCGCATATGTCATTGTAGCCATGTCCAAACTCAGGAAAGATGTATCCATAAGCTGAATTACTTTGATTTTCAGGGCCATGTGCAAGTCCTACACTGTGTCCTATTTCGTGCAGATCTGTGTATATTCCGCAACTTGAAATAGACCCTGGAGGATACCCCTCTCTAAAGTATGTCTTGACTCTGGCTACGCCACAGGTGCCTAAGAATGTCCAACCATGACCAAGTGCTATGTCAACATCTTTATTAGCCAACATACTTCCAATATTTCCTGGGTCATGCCAATGCGCATCTTGTAATCTTTTGAGCTTAAATCGTATGTGTACTCCAGACTGTTCATACACTTCATTGTATTTGTCAACTCGTTGTTGCCATTTTTTCCATACATCGCTCTGCTGATCGTACTTGTCGTATAGTCCTACTGTTATGTCATCTCCAAATTTATAATGCGATGCATATAATAGAATGGCTAATTCCCATACTACAACTTGCTCGTCATCCTCGCCATAATAGATTAGACTTTGTCCGCTACGCTGTCTATATCCTACACAATCAACAGAAGACTCAACTAGGCATATTGGCTCTTCTTCAATAAAAAATTGTATTTCTTGATTTCCTAGTGTGAAGATTCCGTTACCTAGTTGTCCGTCTCCGTATATTTCAATAGTGTTTTGGTCAACACGTATGGCATTACCTATACTAGAAGAACTATGCTCCATACCCCAAGGCTCGGGCTTACCGTTGAAGTTGATGTAGTCAACATTGACAACAACAGGTTTGAATGCATCTCCAAATTCTTCAGTCAAGGATAGTGTTAGTGTAGGCGGGCTCCAACCACATGCTGTAGATTGTGCATCCTTTTCAACATAGGTTCCACCTTCGCCGTCATTGTATACAAACCATTCAACTCCAGGATAACCTGTAGAACAGCCTGAATTGACTAGTGTACCAGCTACTGGCGGAAGTTGGATTGTGCAATTAGGAGAGTTACGTATCTTTTCAACTTCTCCGTTACTATACAGAATCCATTCTATGCCATAAAAAGCACTAGAACATCCTGATTTTGTTATTGTTGGTTTACTTTTGGTTTTAACTGTATTAAGTAACTGACTGAATACTGTGCCTGGATCAGCAAAACTTGAGAATGAAACAAATAATAATAAGGCGGCGATGTATCGCATAGCAGACTCCTTGACTTGCTATACAGCACATGATACCACCGTAAGTCTGCTGTTTTTTTATTTAGTGTCTAAGAATCTTTGCAAGATATTTTAGCCGTGTTTCTCGTAATACTGTCTGCACCTGTTCCACCATTCTTGTTCCCATTCTGCAAACTCGTCTGGCCATAGATCAAACTGCTGATACTCTAGCGCACGACTACACATAAAGATATGTCCTTCACGTATGTCTGTGCCATGTATTTCATTGTGTCCTAATGCATATGCTGTAAGTTGTAGATAGTAATCTTCTACCCACTCAGGTTTCTTAGGGCGATTCGTTTGCTTGAAGTCCATAATACAAGGGTTGCCTTTGTATTGTCCTACCAAGTCAGTAGTGCCTGCAAAGATGCCAGGAACATAAAGCGGAACTTCACTACCCCAGATTTCATCTACATCGCCCATAGCTTCGTCACGTATAACACATGCCATCTTGTAGGCTTGCTGTGCGTATGGATTGCTGCCTGCGCTTTCTGTCCATACACCATTATCAACATAGTCTTCAAGATATTTGTGCATACGTGTACCAACGCCACTTGCTTCAGTAACAATCTCTTGTGCTTTCTTTTCACCTACACGCTTCTTCCAAGCAATGAGATGACTCATGTCTTTGGTTCCACTAAGGATAGTTGTAACACTTGCTACTGGAGGGTGACCTGGTGCTGCATAACGGCGCTTGCCATCTACTTCAACACGTTTTAGTTTTTCGTACTTGTACTTCTCTATAATTAAGCTCATACAATAACTATAACATCAAAGATCCGTTAAGTCAACCGCATTTTTGGCCATTTTTCCAACTGTGTCGCTTGGACGTCCTGGATTACCTTTGAGTTTTTCTACATCATCTACTTCACTGGTTTTGAATTCAATCTTGTCTTGATCAAAGTTAGTAACTAACTGTTGTAATTTAGGATCAGTATCGTACGCTGCTTTGAATGTTTCATAGTCAAAGTTGCCACGGCCTTGGTTCTGCATAAATTTGTCTAGTTTAATCATAGATAAAGCGGCCACTCCGGCCGCTTTTTGATGTCGTAATAAACTATAGATATAGTCTGAGTCTACAGCCTCAGTTACTTTTTTTTTGAATGGTCTACGCTCTCGCGTTTTTCTCTACCAACTTCTTCGTCGCCGCCAGCTGCTGCATCAGCTGCGTCAAAATCATCACCTTCAGGCTCTTCCATGTCCATGTCATCAGTTGGCTCCATGTCCATGTTCATATCCATGTCATCGTCGCCCATAGTGTCCATCGGCTCAGCTTCGCCAGTTAATTGGCCAACACCTTGTGTTAATGCTGCTCTTGTGCCTTCCATTTCAGCGTAAAGTGCTTCTAGTGCAGACTTAACAGTAGAAGTAAATGTTTCACTTGCTTCACTGCCCATTTCGTCACGGATAGCATCTGCAAGTTCTAACATTGACTCAGTTTGCATTTCAGCAGTGTCTTCCATCCAACCAGTAACACGATCAACCATGTCCTTAGCTGCCATTACTAGCTCTGCTTTGTCTTCTTCACCTTCATTGATTTTACCGACAGCTTCGTCAAGTGCATCAATAATAGTATCATCACGTTCTGCAATTGCTGTGTTCAAGACATCTAAAAATAATTTATTTCTTTGATAATCTTCTTTTTGCACTTTATCAAAACTTTCAGTAGTTTCTACATTAAAAAGTCTTGTACGTAACTTATTTCTCACATCTAACAACTGTTCTGTTGTAAATGCTTCTAAGTCAATTTTCTGTCCAAACTTTTGCGCAAGGCTTTCGTTAAGTTTTTTTGCAGAAACATTTGTAAATTCTTTTAGGTTCATGGTTGTTATCCTAGTTTCTATATGTATATTTATCTTTAATGAAAAATATAAGACTCTAATTTCTTTTGTATTTTTCTAGTTTGTTGAATTGAGATATCTAATCTTACTTCTCTTACTTCTTTGTATCCAAAATCTTTACTGTTTGATATAGAGTTTTTATAAAACAAAGAGTCATTATAATGTTTAAGAAGTTCTTTATCTAATTTTAAAATTTTCTCTGTAGGTTTGTTTGAAATCAATAACTTTGTAAAAGCTATTGCAGAATGTTTAAAGTTTGTAGTTGTTATCCTACGATTTTCGGCTATATCAAAAATATTATAATCACCTTTTTTGTTTTTACGAATAACGTAATTTTTAATTCTTATGCTATTATTAGATACGTGAGGAATATCTAGATCTACAGCATTTCTTTCTATAATATCGATTAGATCTTGAGCATTTTTGTTAGAAATCATTTTTCATTACCATAACATGATTATTATATAGTACTTTACTTACCACACTTTTACGAATCAAGTTATTAATAATGGTTTGATCTCTTTCTTGAAAGGAACTTAAAGGAATGAGTCCATTAATAGTTTCTAAAAGAGACTCTTCCTCGTTCGTAATATATATGGAAAAATCTTTAATAAGCTCATTTAATTTCATTTTATGCTTACCAACTGCTGTTTTAACTGTTTCAACTGCAATTGTGTTGATTTAATTTGTGCTTGAATTTGTTTCTTTTGTTGTTGTTTTGCTTTTTGTGCTTCAGGTGAATTTGGATCCACTGCTCCCATTGGTTGTCCAGGTGCTGCTGGTGCTTGTCCTGCTGGTACTTGTCCTGCTGGTACTTGTCCTGCTGCTGCTTTTCCTATCGCTGCTGCGCCTGCTTTGGCTGCGCCAGCAACGCCACGTGCTACTGCGCCGCCCACTTTAGCTACGCCTTTAGCCATGCCGCCGACGGCTTTACCAATTGCTGGAGCATATTCGTCTGTGCGTTCTTCAGTTACGATATCATCCATTTTCATGTTCTTGCTCCCTTTCGCTTGTGTGGCTTAATGCGTCTACGCCCTACATTTATTCTTTTTAGCTTTT